AATAATATTTTTTTAATTATTTTCGTTATATTATTATTTATAAAGTAATTTGTATTATTAATAATACAATGAATTTTATTAACTCACTAATAAATTTTTATGAAGACTCTAATTTGAACACCAGAGAAGAATATGTAGATTGTTTTAAATTGCCTATTGAATATTTAGACAGTTCAAGTATTCAACTTTTGAATAAAAATATTATCAATGATCTAGAATTAGTAAAAACTAAGCAACCTTTAACTGAGGAACATAAAGAATTAAATAATAGAAATGATACTTGTGAAAAAAATTCATCTGTGATTTGTAATGAAAATAATAATACCAATGATGAGTATAATTTATATTATCATGTTTTCAATCCTAAAAATATATTTGAAAAAAATATTATTAATAAATGGTCTAAATATTATACAAATAATGTTGAATTTTTATTAGAAACTCAATTATTAATAAAGAATTATAATGCTTTTAAAAAAGTAGAATTTATTGAAAACAAAACTATATTACCAGATGATGTAATATATAATAAATGTGAAAGTGTTATATATGATCACGGATTTTTAAATAATTATCAATATATAGATATACCATTATTGAGTAATTTTAATAACAATAGTGTATGCCTACAAGCACTAAGTATGTATAATCTTTCTTCACCTGTTTTTTCTTTGCTTATTCCAATATTGTTTCTTTTGCTTCCCTTTTTTATAATAAAGCTACAAGGACATAAAATAACATTTGGACTATATTTTGAACATTTAAAAAATGTATTTTCCAATCATATTATAGGGCAAATATTTTCTTCATTTAGTAATACAAATTTTACAAATAAAATTTATTTACTTTTTAGTTTTGGATTCTATATTTTTCAAATGTATTTAAATTTTACTAGTTGTATTAAATATTTTACAAATATTAAATATATTCATGAAACTTTATATGATTTGAAAAATTATATAGTAAGTTCTTTGAATAAATACAATAATTTCTTAAAATATTCCAAAGATTTAAATAACTATAAATCTTTTAATGATGCTATTAATAAAAATATAACAATTTTTACATCCTATTTAGATGAATTAAATAAAATTACACCATATGCTTTAAATATTAATAAATTAGTAGAATTAGGACAATTAATGAAATGTTTTTATTGCTTAAATAAAAATGAAAATATTATAAGTAGTTTATATTTTTCATTTGGATTTAATGGTTATTTGAAAAATTTAGAAACATTGCAGAATTTTATAAATACTAAAGTTATGAATTATTGCAATTATAATAATTCTGAACCTACTTCTTTTGATGATGCTTATTTTGCTAACTTAAATATTATAGATAAATGCGAAGATAAATGTGAAGATAAATGCGAAGATAAATGTGAAGTGCTTAAAACAAATAACAAGAATAAAAATAGTAAATGTAAAATTGTAAAAAATTCGTATAAACTAGATAAAAACATAATTATTACTGGTCCAAATGCCTCTGGTAAAACTACTTTGCTAAAATCAACATTATTTAACATTATTTTATCTCAACAAATAGGTTGTGGATTTTATAATAGTGCCTCAATAAAAATATATGATTATATTCATTGTTATATAAATATTCCAGATACTGGAGGACGTGATAGTTTATATCAAGCAGAAGCAAGACAATGTAAAAATATATTAGAAACAATAGAAACAAATTCTACTAAAAACCACTTTTGCGTATTTGATGAATTATATAGCGGAACTAATCCAGATGAAGCTATTGATAGTGCTTATGGTTATTTAAATTATTTAAATAAATTTAATAATATAGATTATGTTTTAACAACACATTATATTAAATTATGTAAAAAATTAAATAAACAAAATAATAATTTCTATATGAAAGTAAATAATAACGCTACAGATTTTGAATATACTTATAAAATAAAAAAAGGTATTTCAAAAGTAAAAGGGGCAATGAAAGTGCTTAAAGATTTAAATTATCCAGAAAATATTATTACAAATATGAAAAACTAAATATTATATTATTCGTTAAACAATACTTAAAATAATATAATTAAACAATAATATAAATGTCATTTTTATTTAAATTTATAGATTCAGGATTTTTATTAGCATTTGGATTAATATTATTGATAAGTGGAGGAATTATGTTGTATTGTTATAGGAGACTAAATTTATTAGAAAAAAGTGTAATTGAGCACGGTAAAATTTTACAAAATTTTATTATAAATTATAATATTCAAATGCAACATTTTAGCTTACTAAATAGCTCACATAATAAAAATAAAGATAAAGATAAAGATAAGGATATTAATGTTGAAAATAATAGAACTGAATATGTAGAATTTGATAAAATTAAGAAAATTAATTTAGGAGAAAAAATCTCTGTATCAGACGACGAAGACGAAGATGAAGATGAAGATGAAGATGAAGATGACAATAAAAATGAAGATGAAGACGAAGACGATGATGATGATGAAGACGAAGACGATGAAGATGAAGACGAAGACGATGAAGACGATGAAGATGAAGACGGAGATGAAGATTGTGAAGATGATTTAGAAAATTTAACAATTTCTAATAATAAATTAGTAGAAGATTTAGAAGAATTAGAAGAATTAGAAGAATTAGAAGAATTAGAAGAATTAGAAGAATTAGAAGGTTTAGAAAATATTAAATTAAATGAACAAAGTATTTCAACTATTGATGATGAAACATTTTTGAAAAATTTACCTATAAACTTAGATTCATTTACTTTAGATACAAATAACAATCCCAAAATAATAAATTTAGAAAATATTGATAATTCAAATGATAAAACAGGTGAAAGAAAAAATTATTCAAAAATGAAAGTAGATGATTTAAAGACTTTGGTTGTTACAAAAAATTTAACAGATAATGAAACAGCACAAAAAATGAAAAAGTCTGATTTAGTAAAATTACTACAAAACTAATAAACATGAAGAAAAAATGAATATAATATTGATTATATATACAAAATGGAAAGAGGATTATTTATGGTAATTCATTCACTTATACTTGGAGTAGTATTGTATATTATTATGATTTATGCTCTTGGTCAAAGACCTATTGTTGCTGAAAATAGAAGCATTTTAATAGCTGCTTTTGTTTTAATATACATGGTAATGTTTGGTCATGGACTTCCAACAAAGTTAAATAAAGATATATTTTAATACATTTTATATTATAGAATCTATAAAAAATTAATATTATTACATAATATAATATTAATTTTATGAGTTGGGGAACTTGTTATAGTGGTTCTAATAACATTCACTTCAATTTTCCCCCTTTAATGGATGATTCTAGATTATTTAGCAATTATTATTCGTCGGCACTCAACGATAGTGTTTTTCAAAATAATAAAAATATTAAAAACAATAGCGATTATAGAAAATATTTACAAGTAAATGCTGACACTATTATAAAAAATAATCAATATACTTCTTACATTGAATGCGGTGCAAATCCAAATAATAACTCAGAACTTTTAGTTTCCAACCAAACTCCTTATATTTTTAATTCAATTTTATCACGCGACCAACCATATGGGTATGAAACAAGTGATTTAAAAAATATATATTTGTCTAAGCAACAATTAGATGCGCAAAAACACGTGTCAAAGTATATAATTAATGCCAATCAATAATATTTTAATATTTTATTATATTATATAATATGAATCGTTTTGGTGATTTAATGGCGCCTTTTGGCAAAGAGCATTGTATGTATTTTTATTATTTAGGATATATAGCTTTAATGTTTACATTTGTAGCATTAATTATAGGAGTAATTAGCATATTTAAAAAGAATTACAAAACACTAGGTTCTGCATTTTCATATTTTCTTACAGGAATAATTGCGTATTATGTTTATAGAATAAGTTATTCAGTATGTTCGAGTGCTTTAAAATAAATTTTTTTTATAATATATAGAGACAAATAAATATTATATATAACTAATAATATATAATATTAGTAATAATAAACCTATAATACTTATGAAAATATTAAGCATAGATATTGGTATTAAAAATTTAGCATATGTAATTTTAGAATGTGATGTTATAGATAAAAAAATTAATACCAATGCTAATGAATTAAAAGATTTTAAAGAATTTAAAATTATAAAATGGGATGTAATAAATTTATGTAACAAATTAATTTCTTGTAATGAAAAATGTTGCTCAAAAGAAGCCAAATTTCATAAAGACAATGTGTTTTACTGCAAAAATCATACAAAAAAAACCGAATATAGTTTACCAACGTGTAATATTAAAACATTACATAAACAATCTGTAGCCAATCTCTCCGCACTCATTGAACAATATCAAATTAAAATAGAAAAACCTATAAATAAAGCTTCACTAATTAAATTAATAGAAGAATATTTAAATTCTACATGTTTTGAAGTTATTGAAACTGTTAATGCAAATAATGTAAATTTAATAGATATAGGAATTAGTATAAAAAACGAATTAAATGAACTATTTAAAAATTTTGATTTATCTAGTATTGACCAAATTATTTTAGAAAATCAGATTAGTCCACTTGCTAATAGAATGAAAACTATTCAGGGTATGATATCTCAATACTTTATAGATTGTAATAATTATAATATTAAATTTATATCAGCAACAAATAAATTAAAACCATTTACTAGCAAAGAAAGTAAATATGTTAATGATTATAAAGATTATAACGATGTTAATGATGTGAAAGACGGCAAAGATATTAAAGATATTAAAGAAAAAAAATTATCATATAATGAACGAAAGAAACTCAGTATTTATTATACAAAACAACTATTAGAACATAAAAATATGTCTCAAGATCATGCTTTTTTTATTAAACATTCAAAAAAAGATGATTTAGCAGATTGTTTTTTGCAAGGAATTTATTATTTAGAAAACTTTAATGTATTAAAATAAATAATTGTAAATTATTATATATTAATTAAAATTAATATATAATATATATTGCGGAGTATTTAAAAATTAAACTTCTATTTTTATCATAATAGTTTTAATGGATATTATAGAAATAGAACCTGAAACTTTAAATATTGATAATTTTCAAATTCCAGAATTTAAAATAAATGATTCAGACATAGAAGGTGAAGTACAAGAAATTATATCGAAAAGACCATCTTCTAATTTTGGAGGCGGTATTGAATTATTAATGAATGGAAAAAATATTAATGATAAAAAAGCATCATCATCAATAGATATTGACGATATTACTACTTTAGAAAATGAATTAAATGATTTAACAGAAAATAGTAGTTCTAGACAGTTTGATGACAAACTAAAGTTGAACACTAGTACCGATAATAAAAAAGAAATAAATTATAATCAATCAACAGGTGCCAACAAAAAATCTATTTTCGGAGGTTTATTTGGTGATACTAAAAATAATGGTTCCAATATAAAACCAGTTACTAAAAATAATGAAAATGACCCGATTAATTTAGGTAAATCGACAGCAAATATGAATGAAAATAAGACTTGGGATGGATTTGGTAAATTTAATAACGTACCTATAAATTTAGATAAAGCACAAGAAAAACCTGAATTAACTAAAGAAGAAGAGTTAAAAGAAAAATTCAAATATTTACGCAAGTTAGAAGACTTAGAGAGAAAAGGTGTCACACTTAGCAAGCGTTATAATATGGACTCTAATTTAAATGAAATGATTGGAGAATACGAAACCATTATTGCTGAGAAAGAAAAATCAAATGCAATTAAGTTTCAAGGAAAAATGTTGATGGCTTGTATAACTGGATTAGAATTTTTAAATAATAAGTTTGACCCTTTTGATATTAAACTTGATGGTTGGGGAGAACAAATTAATGAAAATATTGATGAATATGATGAGATTTTTGCCGAATTACACGAAAAATAT